GTATGTGGTGGGGATAGTCCACTTTTGGGTAGTCATAACTAACTTAAGTTAGTCATAACTAACTAAAATTAGTTACATCTACCTAATATTAGTTTTAAGTAACAAGTATTAATGTGTACTAATTGTGGTCAGTTACACTGAACATGACTTGCATATGTTTCACGTGAAACGTTGCGGTATGTGGTGGCATGTTATGTCAACTATTGTATTGCTATTAAAACTATTGTATTAGTGGATTGTGTTGTTTGTACAGGTGTGAGTTAATAACTTGACAATATATTTATTTACTAGTATATTATACTTGTAAACATGGAGGTGATAAAATGGGTAAAACTTATTCACGTAAATATGATAAATATACATATGGTTTTTTTTCATGTGATAAATATTCTTATACAGATAAAGATAATTGTATTAATCAACATGTGGGTTATATGTTAAATCGTACTTTGTCAATGTTTGAATATGACGGTTTACCAGACACTATTGATAAACGAAATTTAGAGTTAATGTTACAAATTAATGGTAATGTATGTTGGTATAAATACAATGATAAACTTTATGTATTTACAGGTGGTTTAGGTGGAGAACCAAATGTTTACTATATGCCAACAATTTATACTATTGCTAATCCAGCTTTAAATATTAGTAAAAATTTAAAAATTGATGAAGATTGCGTAGTAATGCCAAATGATTTTTTATATCTTGGATTATTACCGTTATATGAAAGATATGCAACAGGATTAACCGAAAATGAATTGTCAATGTATATCGCTACGATTAATCTTAGAATCACATCAATAATTAGTGCTAGTGATGATAATACTAAAAAAAGTGCTGAAAAGTTTTTAGAAGATATTACAAGCGGTAAGCTTGGTATTATAGCTGAAAACGCATTTCTTGACGGTATTAGATCGCAACCAATTAGAGGTTCATCTGGTGATGACACTATTAAGTCATTAATTGAACATGAACAATATTTAAAGGCGTCATGGTATAATGAAATAGGTTTAAACGCTAATTACAATATGAAACGTGAATCAATAAACTCTGGTGAAAGTCAATTAAATAATGACATGTTAATGCCTTTAATTGATTCTATGTTATATTGTAGAGAGGAAGCATTAAATAAAGTTAATGCTATGTATGATACTAATATCACCGTTCGTAAATCTTCTAGTTGGGAAGATAATCAAATTGAAATTGATAAAGAGCAAAATAATGTAGGAGGTGATAAAGATGGAGACATTAACACTAAATAGTGTTTATTCAGAATGGATAACTAAAGGAATTTTTAGCTATTTAAACGCTTTAGAAGTTCCCTGGAAAAACAATGTTTCTGGTAATCAATTAGATATTATTTACCACGGTTCAAGGAGTGGTAATAAAATCATAGGTTCTTTAATAGAGAATTATCTTGATAATAATACTGTTAGTGATGATAATAAAATTATAATAGCGCAAGCAATTTATACAATATATATTAAAAATTGGAATGCTCTTTATAAAACATTATCATTAGAATATAATCCAATTGAAAACTATTCAATGACAGAGACAGAAAATGTTCAAGATACTCATAAAGGAACATTAGAAAGTAATGGTAATAACACTAACACAAATACTGAAACCACAATTGTAAATGATACATCAAATAATCAATTATGGGGTTTCAATTCAACCGATTCTGTAAATAGTGACAAACAAATAGGTGATACCACTAGAAATGTTGACAGTACTATGGATAGTACTCATAAAAATACAGATACGGAAACAAAAGATATTACTTCTGATAGAACATTAAAACGTTCTGGTAATATTGGTGTTACAACATCTCAACAAATGATTGAAAGTGAACGTCAATTGTGGTTATGGAATTTCTTTGAAAGTGTTTTTTCTGATATAGATAAAATACTGGTATTAAAAATTTATTAAAGGAGGATGCACAAATGTTTAAAGGTGGTTACAAGTTAATTGATTTTAAAGAAAATAACATTGTTTTAGCTACACCAACAACTATTACAGAAAATGCAATTAAAGTATCATAAGGGGGGTATATAAGTTATGACAGTAGCACAGATTTACGATATTATTAATCCTATTACAAAAGAAATTCTCGGAGAAACTGCGGTAGTTAATGAAGACCTTTCTAATATTGTTGATATTGGAAAAGAGCTTTTTGATGTCACAGAGGTTGATAATTATGTTAAGTCATTAGTGAATCATATTGGACGTGTTATTTTTGTTAATCGTCCTTATTCTGGTAGTGCTCCATCAGTATTGATGGATGGATGGGAGTATGGTTCTGTTCTCGAAAAGATTAGTGCTGAATTACCAGAAGCAACAGAAAATGAAAGTTGGGAATTAACAGATGGTGCAAGTTATGACCCCAATATTTTCTATAAACCAAAAGTTTCAGCTAAATTCTTTAATAAAAAAGTTACTTTTGAAATTCCAATGAGTTTTACAGAAAAACAGGTAAAAGAAAGTTTTTCTAATGCGGGACAGCTTAATGGTTTCTTATCCATGCTATACAATGCGGTTGATAAGTCAATGACAATTAAAATTGATAGTCTTGTTATGAGAACCATTAATAATATGATTGCGGAAACATTGCATGATTTTAATGCTAGTGGTGATTATACAGGTACAGGTGTTAGGGCTGTTAATCTTCTTAAATTGTATAATGATGATAAAGGCGCAACTTTAACCGCTGAAAAATCTATTAAAGACCCCGATTTTATTCGTTTTGCTTCTTATATTATGGGGTTGTATATGGAACGTTTAAGTAAGATTTCATCTTTGTTCAATATTGGGGGAAAAGACAGATTTACATCACGTGATTTACTTCATGTTATTTTACTTAGCGATTTTGCTAAGGCTTCCGATAGTTTTTCAATGTCAAGTACATTTCACAATGAATTTGTGGCACTTCCTAAGGGTGAGATTGTTCCTTACTGGCAGGGTTCTGGACCCGATTATTCCTTTAATTCCGTATCATCTATTAATGTTAAAACTGCTTCTGGTGATACAGTGAACGCAAGTGGGATCATTGGTGTAATGTTTGACAGAGATGCTCTTGGTGTTACAAATCTTGACAGAAGAGTTACAACTAACTATAATCCTAAAGCTGAATTTTTCTCAAATTGGTATAAATTTGATGCCGGTTACTTCAATGATATGAATGAGAATTTCGTTCTCTTCTATGTAGCCTAATATAAAGCCCCTCTTTTTGAGGGGCATTTTTAAGAGGTGATATGATGAATATAACTTTATATGTAAACAAGTCGGAAAAGAATAAAATAGGTAAAAATCTTACAAACGATTTTTCGTTATCTGGAACGCTTAGAGATGCTACGAATATCATTAATCCTATTATATTAGTAGAACTAAACGAAATTAGCAATTATAATTACTGTTATATCCCTAATTTTAATCGTTATTATTTTATAACGGATATTACAGTTATAAGAACTGGATTATATGCTATTTCTTTATTGGTGGATGTGTTAGAGTCGTTTAAAACTGATATTAAAAATCTTTCTGTGATTCTTTTAAACACACAAAACATTGGAGTGAATAACTATTTGTCATCACCAGTATTTCGTAATAATGTTAAGTCTAAAACAGATATTATAAATTTTCCTAATGGGCTTAATGATTCTGGTGAATTTATTCTTATAACGGCGGGTGGTTGATTATGTCAAATTATAATGATTTTATAAGTGCTGTCAAAACTTATTATAATGTTGATAGTACAGCTGAACAAGTTAGTGTATCTTGGCGTGATATGTATAACATTTTTCATCAAGAGGGCTTTACAATACAAGATTATTATAAATATATGCAAGAAAGACCCGATATTTTTGAGATACAAAATAATATAAATGGTGCCAGATATAACGTAAATTTAAAATCTAGTGTTAATTCTAATTTAACTGGAAATATCGGTAGTTCCCCAAATAGTAACACAACTGGGTCTATTTTAGGTGGTAGTAAAAAATTAAATATACCAAATATTGTAAATACAAGTACAACAGGACGATTAGAAATTACTAGTGGTATTGGTTTAAAAGCTGATAGTGGTTTAACTGTGTCCGGGGTTGCCAGTACAATTGGCACAGCGATTGGAGCTGTGGCTATTGGAGCTAAACTGGGTAAAATTATTGGTGATAACTTATATGAATCAAATCCCGATATATGGGATGATGGTGTTATAAGCGGTTTTTCACAGTTAGATTGGGGAAAATTCGGAGTATCTTTAAAAGATGATATAAGTGGTCGCATACAAAATGGTATATTAGGACTTTTTGGTGTTGATGGTGATAACACAACTATGTATCTGGATGAAAACGCCGTTGGTTATTTAACATGGTATTTAGCTCAAAATGGTATGTTAGACAATACTGTTACTGCAACTTATAAACCAGTTAATAATAATAAGTATATAGGAAAATTTGCTAATGGCTATACATTCTCATACACTGCCAGAAATGGTGTTTCTGGTATTGGCGGTTTTGAAAAAATTTCCGGTGAAGATGTGTATATATCAGTATTTAATGATGACGGAGATTTTATGTCTTTAGCATTTTCAACTAAACCATTTTCTTATAAAATTAAAGGTAAAGACTATTTAAATGGTGAAGATTCTACATATAATGTTAATACAGAACGTGTGATTAATGGTAAAAGTATTTATTATAATTATAGTTACGATTATCCGTCTAATTGGAATGACTACGGCGGTAAGTATCAAATATTAAGTGATTATATAGATGGTAAACCCAACAATGGTAACTCTTTGTTGTATGAACCTCCAACAATCAGTAATCCATCATTAGGCACATTTCCATATGTTTATTTTACTTTATATTCAGCTGATATTACAGAAACTGGTAAATATGATGGAATATCTGACAATGATAACTCTGCACAATTCAATCCTGCTGGAATAGGTAGTGTAACGACAGCACTTGGAGCTTTACGAAATCAATTTCCCGAAATGTGGGATAATGCTATAACACGTAAAATCCCACAAGATGACGGTTCGGAAAATGAACACGTATTTATTCCAATACCAATACCGAATTTTAAAAATGCTTCTGATAAACAACCAACAACAGGAACACCAGATCAAAAGAACCCGGAAATAAACCCAGACACAGCACCAAAGGAAGATACTGACAATATAGCAGACACAATAGCCCCGCCCCAGACGCCTGGTGATAATCCTAATACTGGTGGTGGAAATACACCAGATATTGTTATTCCCGAACAATCGGCAAGCTCTTTGTGGGCTATTTATAACCCGACATTAGGTCAGCTTAATAATCTGGGTGCATGGTTATGGTCAACAAATTTTATAGACCAGATTTTAAAAATATTCAATGACCCAATGCAGGCGATAATAGGACTTCACAAAGTGTACGCCACTCCTAATATTTCGGGAAGTGGAAATATAAAAGTCGGTTATCTTGATAGCGGGGTACCGTCAAATATTGTCGGAAATCAATATACATATATTGATTGCGGTACAGTATCATTACGCGAATATTATGGAAATATATTGGATTATTCACCATATACTACAGTTCAGTTATATCTGCCATTTATAGGTATTGTATCATTAGATATTGCGGATGTATCACGCTCTGGCATTACTGTTAAATATGGAGTTGATGTATTAACAGGCGCATGTCTTGCTTCTGTATCGGTTCAACGTGATAATGCCGGAGGTGTATTATATCAATATTCTGGAAATTGTGCGTGTCAGTATCCACTGTCCAGCGGTTCTTATATGGGGATGGTAACAGGAGCTTTAGGTGCTATTGGAAGTCTCGCACGTGGTAATATAACAGGTACTGGTTTAAGTGTTGCCGGTATGCATACAAACATAGAACATTCTGGCGGATTTTCTGGCAATGCCGGTGCTATGGGAATTAAAAAACCATATCTGATTATAAGCCGTCCGCAATCTGCCATGAATGACGGTTTTCCATCAATACAGGGTTATCCATCAAATTATTTTACAAGACTTGGTGATTGTACTGGTTTTACGCAGGTAGCAGAATGTCATGTTGAAAACATTTCTGCAACAGATAAAGAACTTGATAAAATTAAAGATTTATTAAAAGAGGGGGTTATACTATGAAAATTTATGTATGTACAGGTCACGCCAATTACGGTAATATGATTTCGTCGGCTGACGGTACATCCGTTGGTGGATGTAATGAGTATAACTATAACAGGGATTTACTACCTTATATTAAAAAATGGTGTGAAAAAGCTGGTATTGAATGCTACACAGATACACCAGAAGCAGGAAAGTTACATTCATTAGAAGATGAAATTACATATTATATTTCACACGCTAATGCAAAAGAATATGATTTAGTAGTTCAATTACATCTTAATACCTTTAACAAAAAAGCTAAAGGTTGTGAAGTCTGGTATTATCCATCCAGTGCTATGGGTATGCAGTATGCTGATAGTGTATGCAACAAACTTGGTTCAGTATGGAAGAACAGAGGTGTTAAAGAAAGTAAAACTTTATATTGGCTTAGAAAAACTTCTGCACCATCTATTTTAATTGAATCATTTTTCTGTGATAATGCAGGCGATTACTTAACTGCCGTAAAAATTGGTTTAGATGTTCACGCTAAACTCATTGTTGAGGGTATTCTTGGTAAAGATATCACAACTTATAATTCAAGATATAGTGTATTAGTAGGTAATTATGATAATAAAAAAACTGCCAGTTCTATATCTAAAGAATTATCTAAGCTGGGATATAAAACAGAAGTTGTAAAAAGGGGGTGAGAACATGGATATTAATACTATTGCCAGTATCGTATCAGCTGTAGGTTTTCCTATTGTTTGTTGTTTCGGAATGGCTTACTACATTAATACAACTCTTAAAGAGTTGACTAAAGTAATGAATGAGCATACTGTTGCAATCGAAAAGTTGACAACTATTATTGACAAACATGTTGATAATGAATAAGTAACTAAATACTAGATATTGTGCAAAATAAGGGGGTATATGATTACCCCCTTTTATAATGTTTCACGTGAAACATTATTTACACCATTGTAAGTAATTTCTAACAATTTCACCTACTTCATTATCTTGATAATATACTTTATCCCTTGTATAAAATATTGCAATTTTCTTTTCAATATCTGTTGTGGGCTTAGTTAGTTTACGTTTCCAATTAGGTCGTGCATCATAGTCAACGCTATAAATTAAATCATTATCCGTATCTTTTAATTCTGTTGTTTTTCTGTGAATATATGTGAATACTGAATTTTCAGTATTTATAATTTCACATTGTAATAATTCATCATCAAATTTAATAAAGTATGTAAATAAAATATCTTTATATTTATACTTGTATGGTAGATGTGGATAAATTTCCATTTCCCATGCTCCACCAGTTATCATTGACAGTTTAGGATTATCAAAAGCAAAATATAAATCAGATTTCTTTCCTTTTTTATTCGGTAGACAATACTCAACTGCTACTGTTAATTCGCTATCACCATATCTATATAAATCAATATCACCAGCATTCATTTCTTTAATGTGTGTTAATCCCATTTCATTGAAATAAGGACAATATTTATTTACAGTATTACCTAGCATAAAAATTTTCACATCAGTACGATAACGAACTATAGTTGAAATAACATTCATAAATAGAACAAATTCATCTGGTAGATACATGGTTCTGGTAAGAAATTCATCAAATAATATTGTGGTAATATCGGGGTATGATGTTGATTTATCATGCTCCATTGACGAAATAGAAAAGCCGTATGCAAAGGGTCTTTCCATTGTAATTCGTTTTTGTGTTTCTTCATCATATTTACAAAAGAACCATCTTGAACCATAATAATATACATCAGTCCATTCACCATCAGTCAATTCTGATATTACACCATTACTTACAAGACCGTCAAACATTGTGCGACCACGTTTACCTGTAAAATCATCCTGCCAACGTCTTACAATTGCCAGCTGTTTATTTTCATTCACAAAGTTTTCAAGTCCTAATTTTAATACACTATATGTTTTACCATTAGAACGTTCACCAAATATTACGTTGTAAGTAGCATTATGTGATAGAATATTATCTAAGCTATAAAATTTTTGTTTTTTGAACATTTTATTATTCCTTTCTATGTTTCACGTGAAACATTAACTAATTGTCTTAATTTCTGTTAAATAATCAACATACTCTTTAGATAGAGATAAGTGATAATCTGACCCCTCCATGTGAACCGCTGATAATTCATGGTAAGTGCATTTATTTCCTAAATAGTCAGTTAATACACCACTTCTTTCATTATCAATATAAGTATGCGTATTTTTACCTGTGTATTCTGGCGGTACATATAAACCTTGTTTAAATTCTTTAAAAATATCATCACCAAATTTTTGTTTCAAATATGGAACTGCTATTTTTTTATTTAGTCCAGATACTGTAATATTAACATGGTATTCATACTCACTAGGTTTAAATACAAATGTTTTAACATCACCATTTATACCTTTTATATTATGACGTTTCTTAACTTTTAACGGTATATACTTTTCAACCATATAACGTTTTGCTCCTAGTGTTTTAAATCGTGTATAATAACCCTCAAAATCCCAGACGCCTAAACACTTTTTTTCACCCTTTACGGTAGTAGGTTCAATTAAATCATGTGCTAAACAATGAAAGTCCATAGCTTTATATAATCTATTTCTTATCATTTCGTTATAGTCATTAATATATTTTATATGATTTTCTCTATTAACAGTTTTTATAGAATCGGTATCACTATAAATATAATCATTTTTAAATTCGATTATACCAGTAAAAAGATTTCGTCTTGCGTATGCAGTAACCCACACCCCCCACGGATAAAATAAAAAACGATTAGAACTATTATTATATTTTTCAATTGCTGTGTTAAAGTCTGGCGTATCTGGTAACCATTCATCCGCATAAATATAACTATCTCGTACAATATCAGTTACCATCATACCGTAACATGAATTTAATTGTTCTTTACTTTGTAAATATTCAACCTCTTTTCCCTCAACACCTTTTAATGTAGTTTTATCACTATATAATTTTAATATTGATTTAACTAATGGAGTTGGTAGATAACTTTTTTTATAACGTCTAAAATTAGATACACCAAAATGTTCGCTTTTATAGAACACTTTTATAATATTATAATCTTGTTCAGTTAATGTTATTCTAATCCTTTTAGCGGAAACTAAACGACCATTATTAACGATAGGCTTTTCAACATCCCAACACCTAGAAATTGATATATAATTATCAAATAATACTTTGCTATCTATATTAATAAATTCAGCGTCAAATAAGCAACAATAATATTTAAGATTATACTCTAAATCTTCTTTTGATTTTATATCTACAATTTCCGCTTTAGACATTGGAAACATTTCTGTAACCATAACACACGGATAACTACTTGTAAAGTCATCACTACCTACATTTTCTACTTCTTTACCAGAGTAAAAAGGATTAGCATGTGTAAAACCGCCTTGAAAAGCACGTTTAAGTTGTTTATATTCTTCCGGTTCAATTGTTAATTCATTCATTAAATCATAATATTCACGATTCTTTTTATATTTTTTACTCTTTTCATTTTTAAAACATTCACGTCTACAATATTGACGTACATAACCAGTCTTTGTCATAGGTATTCTGGTTATACCGCCATCTAATTTTATCCTTTCATATATATACGCCATAACTATTTTAACATCATTTACACAATAACCTTTTTCTTTTATTGTTAATGGGGTTTCTGAATGTCTCATTAATGAATAGTCTAAATCACCTACTAACTTTTCAATTTTTATTGTAGTTAAATTTTGCGCTAGTTTTGCTAAGGAATAACCACTTAATAAATAACTACAGCGAAACTCTATTCCATCAATTGTAGTTGCATATACAGGCTTGCGATTATCTATAGCAAACACTTTATCCCATTCAAACCTTTTACATATAAATTGAAATTCATATGCTAAATTATGAACATAGATAACAAGTCTCTTACTTAATGATATGTTTAAACATTCTATTAATTTTTCAATACATTTCAAAAATTCTTCCCATGTACGCCCAATAATAACAAGACCATTTAAGCCTAAAGTCCATTCATACATGATAGCGGTTTTTTCTCCATTATATGATATGAAAGATGTTGTTTCAATATCGAATGCGCAAGGGGTATCGAAATATAACACTTTTTTCTTGCTACGTAAACGCTCATTATACATAGCAACATTTGTTATATATTCGATATCATTCGGATTATATATTTTATTCAATCCTAAAAAATTCTGAAAAGTCACGCTCGGTGTCTCCTACTGATTTTTGATAAATTTCTGTTAATCTATTTCGCATTTCATTAACAGTTTCATCTATGCTTGAATCATCTAATACATTAGAAATTTCTTCAAACACATTATATTTCATCAATTTATTAGAAACTGTACTATCAACTTCTTTTAAACGTTCATAAACTTTAAAAAAATCATTATATTGTTTATTAGTAATCTTTATATTATGCTCTTTTTTTAATTTCTGAATTACTTCACGTCTTACGGCTTGAGAACCATGAACTGTTGATGTTTCCATGTTTAAAAATTCTTTAACTCTTAAAAATTCTTTCTTTAAATCAAAATCAGTTTTATTTTTTGTTGTAAATGTACCCTCACCTCTTCTGCGAAAACCCTCATAAGCGGATGAAAATACACCACTTTTTGACAACCTGGTTATACGCTTGTTAGCTACTTGTGAAAGTCGTGAAACAACTTTAGATAATTCATTATGAGATAGTGAAGATAATTCTCGTTCACTTAAATCTGTTAAAGATTTCAAACTCATTTTCTGAATATTCATTCTTCTAATCCCTCCAATAACTCTTTTATTGTCATCCCTTTACGTAAATACCATAAAAGGATATAATAGTTGTCGTTTCTACTATTCTCAAAAGATGATATATTTTCTATTGAAAAACCTAACTCTTTAGCAACCATTGGTTGTGAATAATTGGTTTTATTTCTTCTGAATGTCTGGCAGTTTAATCCCACGTGAAACATTACATTTTTCTTATCCATTGTAACACCTCCTTAAACAAAATGAGAGAGGTGAAACAACCTCTCTCATATGTTTCACGTGAAACATTATTCACCATCTACAATTGGTTCAAGCATTTCCAGAGACTCGTTCACATCGGGAGTAGCTCCTGCAAGTGATACAAATGTTTCTACGTCAAGTGATACCTTGATATTTTCAGTTTTTTTAACTTTAACACTTACAACTTTACCCACTGACGCGTATTTCTTTTCAAAATGCCTCATCAACTCCTTAGATGACATTCCATAAGCATAACAAATAGTTGTTTCAAGTGCTTCACGGTCATAAACATACATTGTAATCTCAACAACATATTTCTTGATAGTTCTTGTAATTTTTTTCATTGTGTTAATACTCCTTATTCGTAATCATCAAGAGAAGTATCTTCAAATGGATTTTCAGAAATTGTGTACTCTTTAATCCACAATGTGCGACTAATAACTTCTCCATTTTCAGTTCCGAGTTTCTTTACAGCAAGATTGGCTTTTTCCTTATCAACAGTGATGTTTAAAGGGCAATCATCCGCTTTTGGTGCAAGTCCCTCTGGAAATTTCACCTGTACAGATACGCGCTCACCATCTTCTTTTCTTGTAAGCTGTGTGAGATAAGTGTAGAAACGTTTTCCCTCTGTTGTTGTTCTCTTCTTTGCAAATACTGTTAATAACATTTATTTTTCCTTTCTGCCTTTAGTTTAGGCTACGATTTTAATGGATTATCGAGAACCATAATTAACTATTTTCTTAAACTAAACCACTTAAACTGTTCTGAATGGGTAATAGTGTACTCAATCGTTTCGCATGTGTAAGTATAACATTCATCTCTCACATTTAATAAAAGGTGTATACCATCATCATAAAAACTGCGTTCATACAAAATTAAATTTTGACTTTTTCTTCTAATTTCATGGTAAAGCTCATTAATTCTTTTTAAAGACATTACCCTCTATTCATAATACCTCACCTATCCATAAATCCTCTAAACCATATGTTTCTGCGCATGTTCCAATATAATGATAATAATATCTAATATTTGACATTTCTTTATCATTAATTAAATCTACCATGTATAATCTAAAAGCTGCTGATGCTAAGTTAATCATGTCTAAAGTTGCTTTACGTGCTTTAACATCTCCTAAAAATGTCTCTTTGTAAGCTACCATGAAACGTGTAAATAAGATTTTAAATACCATTTATTCATCCTCCATTAAAATATAAATATGACAACTATTAAATAATTCTTTAATAGCTTGATAACGATTATCATATTTTTTAGTTATTTCCTCATCATCTCCACAAATAGCATTTTCTCTTAATTCATGTGCAAGTAAACATGAATCTACAATTAAATTTAATATTTCATTTTCAACACCTACTATTTGTTTCTTACATGTATTATATTATCACACCTGTACAAACAACACAATCCACTAATACAATAGTTTTAATAGCAATACAATAGTTGACATAACATGCCACCACATACCGCAACGTTTCACGTGAAACATATGCAAGTCATGTTCAGTGTAACTGACCACAATTAGTACACATTAATACTTGTTACTTAAAACTAATATTAGGTAGATGTAACTAATTTTAGTTAGTTATGACTAACTTAAGTTAGTTATGACTACCCAAAAGTGGACTATCCCCACCACATAC